TGGTGGGTCTAATGCTGGTTCGTTACCTTCGTAGAATCTATCGTAAAGGTCTTTAGTGTTGTTGTAGTCGTAACCACTGTTAGGTGTTTGGTCAGCAGCAGCGTTTGGTGAACCATACGGTGCGTAGTGAATACCCGTTGTTGCCAAGTTTGCAGGGTCAGTGTACGCTTGAATGTTAGGTACAAAGTAGAATAATTTACCGATAGGTAAGTTCATAGCTTGTACTGAAACGATGTCGTTTGCTAATAATTTAGAGAATACACGTCTAACAATTGGGAAAACCACTGTTTCAAATGCACCTGTATCAGATGTAGATGATGCTTCATTAATTAAAAATGATGCTTGGTTTTCGTATAATTGAGCTACGTTTTCTCTCATGTGACCTTTAAGACCTTCTAAAAAGCCTAATTTGTCCCATTTGTTGATTGTATCTTCTTTGATAACTTTAAGGTGTTTTAACCCAATGTTACCAACAAGACCTGATTCTAATAATGCTCCCATTTTAGTATTTGTTTTTGTTTTTAGTTTATTTTAATTTTATTTTTACCCTAATTTACCCATTAAATCTTTCATTCTTAAGAACTGAGGATTTTCATAAGTTTTTGATTCAATTAGAGTTGTTGATGAACCTGTAGTAACTGTTTTATTTAATTTTGAGCCTACTGATTCATTAATTGATTTTGTTTCTACCTTAGATAATTCGTCTTTGATTGACCTATAAAGATTTTTAGATTCTTTTAAAGTTTCAACATCGTCAAATCTTCTTAGGATGTTTATTTTTTCTTTCTTAGTAGTTGAGTGTTCTGTAAACAATCTTGTAGCGTAAGCTAAATTTGAATTGAAGATTGCAACTTCATTAAGTTTTTCTCTAAAAACATTTAATGCTTTTCTGTACTCTTCATTTTTTTCTCTCAACATTCTAACTTCTTCTTGAGTAGATTCAGTTTTAACACCATTCTTACCATAAACATAGTTTCTGTTTGGAGTGATACCTTTTCTTAAACCTCTACCTTCTTTAGACCCCATTCCGTATGTTCTAGCAGCTTCTTTGGTTTCTTCTTTTTCAAAAGCCTTTTCTCCTTTAGAATTTGTCATACCTTTTTTAGTGGTGTAATCTTCTTTACCTTTCATGGTTTTAGATTTATCACCTCTATTCATTCCGTAATCACCTTCTTTAGTTTCAGCTTTAACAATTTTAGATTTACCTTCCATGTTAGCTCCTTTTTTGTAATCAAATTTTGCTTTACCAGTACCAACAGATTTAGGACCTTGTTTCATGTCTTCTTTAAATCCACCTGTTGTTTTCTTGTAATCAAATTTAGGTTTACCCATACCGACACCTTTAGGTTTAATTGTGCTTTTAGATTCCATCATGTTGTCATCTTCCATGTCATCTTCTTCCATCATTTCAAAATCATCTTCTTCCATCATTTCAGAATCTTCCATGTCGTCTTCCATCATTTCAGAATCTTCCATGTCGTCTTCCATCATTTCAGAATCATCATCTAATGTAATTTCGTAAACAACTTCTTCGTCATCAGACATATCTTCAGAATCTACCTTTGACATATTTCCACTAAAAATAGCGTCAATAACATCGTCAACTGACTCATCAAATTCTCCATCGTCAACCATCATGTCATCTTCCATCATGTCATCAGACATCATATCATCTTCCATCATTTCGTCTTCAGATTCACCAAGCTTAACAAGATATTCTACATCAGCATTATTATCTGATAAGTGTACGTTTTCACCATCTTTTTTTACGATGATTCCGTCGTCTTCACCCATAGCCTTAAATACTTTTAAAATTTCTTCGTCAGAAGCGTCAGTTAAATCAATTGGAGTTTCGTCTGAATCCATATCAAAGTCCATTTCCATATCTTCAGATTCATCATCTGAGTCCATATCCATGTCCATGTCTACTTCATCATTATCAGCGGACATATCCATGTCTGCATCTAATTCAATCTCATCTTCGTCAGCTTGTTCGGAAAGAGATTCTTTTACTAGTTGATTGATTTCTTCCTTCATGGTAGAAGCAAGTATTCCTTTTGCGTTTTCGGCTATAGCTTCTTCAACTTGTTTCATTTGAATAAGAGCCTCTTGAACTAATTTGTTTTCTTTCATATAGAAAATCTATTTATTTTAACTAATAAATATTACCAAAAAACAAAAAATATCATTTTTGAGTAATATATCTTTTATTTTTCAATATTTTATGATTATTAATCTTGCTGAAATGCAATATTGTATCAACATATAAATATGTACAAGCAAAAAAAAAGTGGTCAATTTTGACCACTTTAATTTAATTAACGTAATTTAACCAATTATTCAATAACTTCATCTATTTTACTTTCAGATACTGAAGTAATTCTCCAATCATGAGTAAACCCTTCGTATTTTGTTGTTACTTTTGCTTCCACATCTGTAACTGAATAACCTTTTACAAGTTTTTCTTCTCTGATTTTTTTAATTTTACCACTGTTCTCATCAGGTAAATCGTACTGAACTTTTGCTACAAAAAATTTTTCTTCCATAATTTATTTTTATTTTCCCAAATAATCGGTTAATTTTCTCATTAAGTCAACTCCTTTGGATTGGAATTCTGAATTTTCTGGTGTTTTATGTCTTTTTTCTTCTTCTAAATTTTCTTCGTATTTGTTTCTATCTTCTGCATTACTAAATAAATAAGCTCCTGGTGTAGATGGTGAAGACACTAAGTCAAAACAAATTAATTCAAAATCGTCTTGTACTTCATTTCTTTCTCCAACCTTTTTTAAAGAACCTACTCCTCTTGAAGATACTCCCATTGTAACACCTTGTCTCATTAAGTTTGCCGCTTGGTCACCTTTAGTTGACACAATACCTCTTTCATGAAATCCTGGTGAGGTTAATAATTTAAGTTTTCCCATTAAAATATTTCCATCCCACCATATATCAGTAATCATATGGGCCACTCTGTCTAAATCTATTAAAGATGATTCAGGGTGGTTAAGTTCTGAAGTTGATAAACCTTTAGCAATTGCCTTCTTATAGTTCTCAGCTTCTCTTTTTAATATTCTTTCAGGATAAAATCTTCCATTCCTATTTGGGGTGTCATACTTTTGTAATACAGCGTAAAATTCAAATGGGTTTCTATAATCTAAATTGGCAGCTTCCTTTAACATTTCTGAATTACGAATGTCTTTTGGGGAAACCCAACCCGCATCCGTCTCAATCAATATACCATGACCGACTTCACTTGCTTCTAAAATTCTTAATTGTTTCATTAATAGTTTTTAAGATAAATATATCAAAGGAGTTATTTATTGATTTTATTTAGTTTTTGACACTGAAAAATCAAAGTATTTGTTTTCAATAACATTATCCCTTATAATACTTCTTACTATTTTTTTAACCGATTCTTTTAATTCAATAGATTTAAAATCAAATTCTTGGTTGGTATATAAATTTACTTCTAAATTAAAGAATGATTTTTTTCCATGTGATATTCCGCTAGTTCTTAGGTCTAAATCAACAATAGTATTTTCCTTAAAAAGATTTATATCTATTGAATTAAACACTGAATGTTTTATTTCTCGGTTTAGATTACAGACAACCCTATTCCAATTGTCGTGGTCAAATTTGGGGGATACCCATGATTGAATGTTTATGTATAATGATTTTAAATTTTTAGAATCTACCGTACCATACACCGATTTTATCGGACTGAATAGATTTAACTTTACACTTTTTCCTTTTTTCATTAAATTTCATTGATGTCAATGTTTATTTGTTTGTTAAACAATAACACAAATAATACCCATTGTCAAAAATTTTTAAAAAAATTGAGATATTTGTAATAATATGCTAATAGTAGAAGTAAAAAAAGACGGAATAGAAAAAGCCCTGAAAACTTTAAAATCTAAAGTTATCAAGACTAAGCAAAATCAAAGTTTATTTGATAGAAAAGAATTCGTTAAAAAATCTGTTGTAAGACGAGCTCAGATATTAAAAGCCTCGTATGTTCAAAAAAAGAAAAATTCTTTAGATTGATTCCTCTAAGTTTTTTAACTTAAGAAAATTCAATTGGTCAAATTTTTCATTTTTTAATCTGTCTATAGTTTCAGACAATTTTGTCTTTAATTCAAATTCCTCTTCTTTTTCTAAGATGACGTTAAGTTTACTGATTGCGCTTTCACGAATAGTTTCAAACTTATCCTCAAGAGATTTTGAATCTTCAGAAATTAATTGAAGGAATTCTTTTTTAGATGATTCATCAAGATTTTCAACATATTTGTTTAAAGTTTGGTTTGCAATACTAACCATTGATTTCAATGGAATATTGATAGATTCTTTAACAACATTATTTGTTGAAGTTAACACACTTGTAATATTTTTTTTGGAATTAACCCTTTCTAACAAATTTAATTTATTTGTGTAGACAAGGGCATCAATATCAGAATACCTATTCTGAATATTCTCAGATAAAGTTCTTGGTAATTTAATACTTGGCAGTAATTTTTGAATTAAATGAATTCCTTCTTCTAAAAAATCTTTAGCATCAGACTCGTTTAGTCCTTGAGGAGTGCTCAATTGGTCGTACAAAGAATACAATTTTGACATAGTTTTGTCGTTCAAAACATTATGTTTGAATTCTTTTAACGATTTCTTAAATTCCTTTTCATCTTTGTAGGATTCAAGAAGATTGTTTTCAATTATGGATTTGATTTTTCCGAAAGTCATTATAGTGTGTTTTCAATATAAATATTAGGAGTTTAGCAACTTATCCAATTCTTTTGAAATTTCTCCTAAAGAATCTTGTCCTTGACCTAAATCTAAAAATGTTGACCCTTCTAATAAATTACTTTCTATCAACAAATTCATATTTTTCATTCTTGATTCTGGTGTAACGGCAGCTTCTCCACCTTCAGGTGCTCCACCTTCTGCTGGTGGCGGTGTAACTTCTTCACCTCCTACTGCTGGCGGCGGTGCGGTTTCAAATCCTCCTCCACCTCCAAGTGGTTCTTCACCACCTGTGGTAGTTGCTGCCGCATTGGCGGTTGCTCCTGACGGATTACCGTATAATTTGTCAATATTATCAAATAAACCTGTCTTAGTAATAACTGTAGGTGTTGCTTTAAGTTCCTCACCAACAGCTCTTTCAATTCTTTGTTGTTGTAAATCCAATCTAATTTCTTCGTCAGACCAGTTAAAAATATGTTTCTTAGCCCAAGTAGAAGATGTAGGTTGAATACCATTTCCTGGGTCTGCGACTAAATCTTTATATAATAAAACTTTTTCTTTCCAAACGTCAATTTTTAATAAATCTGCTTGTGTAGATGGGTTAGATAGACCTAATGTAAAATTTTGTAATTCATCCTCAAACCCTAATAAGAATAAGTGAACGATTGCAATTTTGTTTAACTCAGCAATCATACTTTTTTGAATTCTGTTGATTGTACGAGCAAAACGAATATCTTGTAATGATAAGTTTTTACCGTCACCCACAACTTCTTCAAATCCTAAAAACGCCTTTGGGACACGAAGTGCAGTTAATAATTTCTTTTGAATATATTCAATATCGGCAATCTCAGATAAATTTGTTGCACCTGGTAATGTTGTAATTGGGTCTGGAGCGGCAGGGTCACGAACAGGAATAAAGTAATCTTGGTCAACAGCCATTTGGTTGAATCTCATATCTACATTACCTGTTTTAGAATCTACAATTTGTTCTCTTTTAAATTTGTTAGCAACACGGTTTACGTATGCTTCAACGTCATCGTCATTCATGTTACCCACGAATACTTTAAACATTCTTCTTTCAGGGGCTCTTGATGTACGATAGATTAACATCGCATCTTCCGACAACAATAATTGTTTCCAAATACGTCTTGCTTTTTCCAACATAGATGTACCATAAGGAAGTTTTCTGTCATCACCTAATAATCTAAAGTGAGCAATCTCCCATGATTGGAATTCCATATTTCTGTTTTTCCAAGTAAAGTGAAGTGCTTTTTTGTTCTCATCTTTCTCTTGTGTAATATCTACAGTAATCTTGGCGGTTACACCAACCTCATGACGCTCAATTTCAATTGTAGGTAATTGTTGGCAACCAACGATACCTTTTTCAGGGTCTAATTTTAAATAGACAAAGTTATCACCATACTTACAAGTGTTTCTTGTCCACATTGGTAAGTTGGTGTTAATATCTAAGTTGTTATTAAATAAATCGGCTAATACTGACTTAATACGTTTTGATTCAGAATAAATTTGAAGAATAAAACCATCTTCATTTGTTGTTGTAGATTCTTCAGAATAAATGTCCAAAGCCGCAGAAATCTCAGGAGTATATTCCATTGATTCATAATCATATTGGGCAGATAACCTTGATGGTTCATAATAAATTGCTTGAGAATATAAATTATTTTCAACCTTAGCCCATTGATTTGTTAGATAAAATGTTTGTTGAGCTTGGAGTTTTTCTCTTTCATAATCATCACGATTTGGAGTACGCAAAAGTTCTTTCTTATCAAACTTAAAAGTTGGATAATCTTGTTTTAATAATGAATTAGGACCAAATGTTTTTGACAGCCTCTGCCATACCGTAAGATTATTATCGCTCATATGTTAAATTTACTAATTACCTTGATAATATAAATAGTTAATGAGAACCAAATAACCATCCATATTTTTGGTAGTCTGCCTTAGTTGCGGCACCATTATTATTCAAATTATTATCTCTACCCATTTGAGGAACCATTGGATTAAAGAATTCAGAAGAGTTTTTGTTTTCATTAACATTAGTGGCCCATGAGTTAATCATGGCTTTAGTATGATTGGTAACTTTTTCCAAAGATTGGAATGATTTTTCCGCAACATATAGTGCCATTGAAACCCCCATAATACAATCATCGTGATGACCTTTTTGGTGGTCAGGTCTTCCGTTAATATAAATGAATGTATTCATTTCATTGTATAATCTATTTGAATATACTTTAAATCCATGTCTAACATTTTCCTCAAACGCTGATATAATTTGAACTCTTTTTGAGTTAAAATTAATACCTGGTATTTTATCATTTATTTTTGGGTCCCATTTCCACTTATTACTTGTATCAACATTGTCAACATATAATCCACCTTGATAACTTAACTCTTGTAATTTTCTTGCGGTAGATATACCCATACCACCTGTGATATCAATTACACAATAAGCGTTATACATTGTTCCCCATTTATAAGCGATTTCGGCTACAACATCTGGCGGAACTTTGGCAACATATTCTAATACCTGTTCCCTTTCATCAAAATCAATGATTTGAATACACGAGAAGTCCTCAGAGTCACCTCTTGATACATCCACACCCATTACGTATTTGTGACCGTTTACGGGTTCTTTAAATATCCACAATGAACCACCCATAAGTTTGGCTTGAGCCTCTCTTAAAGTATTTTTGGCAATACCTTGCATTAATTCAGATTCAAATACGTTATCACCTGAACCTAAGAAGTTACATTCCAATTCCTGAGCAACTTTTCTTCGGTCAAACTTTAACTTTTTAACCATACTCTCAAACCAAGCAGAACATGGTTTATATCCTTGTTCAATATAGTCAGTTACAACGGAGTGGTCTCTTTCATATGGATTTTCCATTGACAAGTTAATAATATCCTTATCAGTATATTCTTCTCTATTTAATAAAAAATGAACCAAATCGTTTGTTTTAACCATATACAAATCTTTTGTATATCTTGGGTCACGATACCAAAACATCTCAGATATTTTGAAATCATTCATATTCCTTAATGATTGGTCGTAAATCTCATAGTAAATTTGGTCATATCCGTTTGGTGTAGATACAACAATAACTTTACCCCCTGTAGATAGGGATGCCATACAGGCTGACCAAAAATCTGAGTCGGCCTCAATAAACGCGGCTTCGTCAAACACAAGAATGGTAGGTGTATAACCCCTCAAGGCATCTTTTGATGTTGCAACGGCTTTAACTTCACAATTATTATTAAGTTTAAAATGTCTTTGTGAGTTTTTTTCTTTTGAGAATGAAATACCAACCCATGGGGGCCATTGTTCTGTAAACCCTCTAACTTTGTTAGCCATCTCCATTGATGTGTCTAACTTGTTGGCAATAATAAGGATTTTTTCAGGTTTGTTCTTTTGGGCAAATGCCAATTTTTTTGATATCCAAGCAGCGGTTACTGTAGACACACCTGCCTGACGATATTTTAATGCAATGTTTTCATTGTATTTATCGTAATCTTCTATTAAACTAACTTGGTCGGGGAATAAATCTAATGGGACATATTTGGATACGGTATTATCGTATGTTTGTAAGTAAGTACGAAGAGCATAAGGAGTATTCCTCATGCACTTTGTTAATTCAATAATAAGTTGTTCTCTATTCACAAAATGTTATTTAGGTAATGTTATACCTAAACCACTTAAAAAGTCTCCTAAACCATCATCGTCATCCTCATCTGAATCAATATTTTCTTCTTCTTTGTAATTTTCAAATTCTTCTTTCATTTCATTTGCTTCTTTCATGATTTCTTTAAATCTTGAAGTCGCTTTTTTAACTTTTGAAGAATCTTCAGAGATGGCGTTTCCAATAATTTCTAAAAACTCTTGTGCTGGTATTTGATATAACAATATATGGAACCAGTTTATTAGTCCTTTATTATCTTGGTCGTACATTTCATTTGGTAATGCAAATCTAATTTTCTCAACAATTTCAGGACCAATTCTTAATTGCATTGGTTCATTAGATAAAATGTCTGTTTGACCTTGTACTTTTTGACGAAGACTTGGTTCTTTAGGTAATCCGTGTCTACCTTTAGCTTCTTCTAATCCTTTAATAATTTCATGACAAAGAATTGGGAAAATCATACCTGTTGCCATAATTTTTGTATCAGATTGTGATTCACCTTCTTCACCATCTTCATCTTCATCCGCATCACCTAATTCAACTTTTCCTGCAACACCTTGACCTGTTTGACTCATCATTTCAATCATTTGTTCCATACTAAAATATAAGAAATCATTGATTGCCATAATACCCAAATAATCTCCATAAAGAGATGGGTCAATAGCATCTAATCTCGCCTTAACTTCAGGTTTTTGAAAAAGATAATGTCCTTTTTTTGCGGCGCCTTGGATAATGGCGTTAATAATATTTCTTTTGTGTTTTTCTAACTCTAAAATCTCTTCGTCGGTTAAATCTTCAATATCAAAAGATGGGAATTCTAAAGGTTCTTCTTTTTCTTCT